GTCCGTATGATATATCTCCGCCATTCACTGTCCAGCCATACCACAAGGCCCAAAGTAAAACTGCCGAAGCAGACAACCATAATGTTTTCCAATGAAATCTTTCGTTGTTTGATGCAATCCATGTACCAAGAGTTTGTACTGAATCGTTTGCGATTACTGAATAGGCCGCTAATAAAAATCCTAGTCCCATCCAAATAGTTAAGTCACCCATTAGTGCCTCCCATTGTCATATATTGTTTTAATATACTACACGGTAACCTATCTTGTCAACACTTTTGTAAATTTTTTTACAACCTGTAATTAGGTCATAAAAAAGGGCGACATAAAGCCGCCCTTTTAATATATATTCTAAAATTCTCGACTTATGAGAATGATAGGTTACCAGCTGTAACACCAATTTTTGCTAGGTAGTCAGCCGCGTTACCAAGAGATGAAGCTTGGTTGTTTAGCTCTACATAACCGTATCTTGTCATGAAAGATACTGTTGGTTCGAATGTTGCTGGATCAAGTACTGTACCTGATGACATTAGTGGGATGTATGGACAATAGAATGCCGCCGCATCAATCTCACCGTCGCCTTTGTAACCTACTAGTACTGGGCTATCGTCTGCCGCGTACTGGTCAACAAACACTCTCATAGTACCGTTTAATGTACCTACGAATTTAGTGTTAGTTGGTGCTTCAAAAGGACCTTCAGTTGTTCTTGCGAACGCTGAAGTTGTCGCTGATTGTAGTACTGTTAACATTGTTGGTGAAACAACAACGTAGTTACCTGCGCCACGTCTTGTACGTGTAGCAATTAAGTTAGCCGCTCTGTTAATAAGAACTGCTAACGCCGCGTGTTGGTCTCCAACGAAAGTTGCTTGACCTGATACATTCGCTTGATCGTATGTATCTGTTGCCGCGCCTGCTAAAGTACGTAGTGAAGTTAAAACTTCTTGGTCAATCTCAGCAGTAATTTCTTGGGCTAAAGCCTGCATAATTTCTGCTTCAACATCTAGACCATGCATTGAATTAGCATCTTGTGCCGCTTCAAATGTCCAACGTGCTGATAGTTTACGTGTTTTTGCTTCTACAGTTTGTTTCAATACTTGGATTGAAAGTTTACGACCTGCTTCTGCTTCTAAAGAAGAAGTTGAAGTTGGACCGCCTGTTGATGCGTCACCTGAGTAACCTTTTGCAATAGCAAATGGTGATAGTGCTTCGTCACCAGCCGCAACACCTGCCGCTGTTTGACCATATCTTACTCTTAATGTGTGAATTTGTCCTACTGGACCTGTCATAGGTTGTACACCTACTAGTTCGTTTGCGATAACTGTTGGCATCACACGACGGATAACTGGTAGAATCACTTTGTTAAGTGAAGCAACGTTACCTGCCATTGTTGTACCAGACTGGGCTGATTCTGAAAGGTAGCTCTTAGTATTCTCAAGAACTGATTCCATTACAACCTTCTTGTTACCTTCTAAGCCATCTGTTAGGGCGCCTTTTGTAGCATCCCAATTTTCAAATAGATTCTGTGTCATTTGGAATTCTCCTTATTAATTTGATATTCCTGCTAACTTTTTAAGGTTAATAATTTCGGCTTCACTTTCAGTAGACTGTGTGTGAGCCTTGTTACCTGTAATCTCAGTCTTCTGAGATTCCGTTATTGTCTGCGAATTTTTTGACGCCGGCGCACTTTCGTTCAATACCGTTGGTAGGTATTTGTTAAATTGTGCTTTTAACTTGCCTGTTTCTGTTGATTCAAGTAAGTTAGTCATTAGTTCACGTTTATCTTTTGATAAAGGTCCCATAAGGTCAGTTAGCACCGCCTCACGTTCACGACTCTCGTTAATTCTAGCAATCTTAGTATTCGCTTCTTTAACCTTTGTCTCTTTATCAGCAATTTCTTCTTTAGAAGCTTCAACTTTTGCTTTAGCTTCTGAAAGTTCTTTTGAAAGTTTTGAAATATGTGTTCCTTCTGCTAAATGAGAACCCATAAATTCAGCCGCAAATGTTTCAAATAGTTTTCTACCAAACATATTTTCTTTTGCAGTTTTGATGTCTTCTTTTAATGTACCAAGTTCTGTTGTTAGTGTATTTTCAACAATACCTGCTAGTTTAGAAGAAGCCTTATCTACGAATTCAGTTTTAGCTTTAGCAATAATTTCTTTACCTTCTTTAACAAGTCTAACTTTTTGTTCAATTAAGTCTTTCTTGTCTTTATGGAATTCATTAAGTTCCGAAGTAAGTTGTTCCATAACGAAATCTTCAAGTTTCTCAAAGTTTCCTTCTTGAACCTTTCTATCATTACGTAACTCAGCAATTTCTTTTTTCAAAGTTTCCATAACGAACTTATCTAAAAGATCTGCGTGTTCAGCAATCTTCTGTTTATACTCAACTTGAGCTTTAACTGCCGCTTGTTTGTCTGCTTTGAATTCTTCTAACTCTGATTTAATAGTGTCTGATACCATTGCATCTAGTGCTTCCACCATTTGCGTTTTATCAGTTTCATATCTGTTAGCGAATTCTTCACGTAGCTCTGCAGTCAACTCTTCACGAGCTTCTTTCAGTTTTGATTCCCACGCCTCTGAAAGTGTATTTCTCACTTCCTCTGATATAACTTCTGAACCTAGGAGTTGTTCTATTGCATTTTTAGCCATTACTTTCTCCTAATATCTAGTTTTTCAATGAACTTTTGCACTTCCTTCTGGAAGTACTGTTCAGCTATTTTATCGTTGTTTACTGCGGATGCAACATCCATTAGTACATTACCTCGCTTACCGTTCATTATTTGTTCGTATAATGGATCTGGATAAGCGTCTGGTGCACTTGGATTAGCTACAATATCAACTGTTTGTATTTCAAACTCGCTAACATTGCCGCCTTCAGTTACATTACCACTACCTCTTGATGAAACACCAAGTTTTACTCCATTCTCTAAAAGGGTTTTACAAATATTTCCCATCGGAGTAGGTAACAGTTTTAAACGACCATAACCGTCTTGACCATCCATCCACATTTTTTCAATCATGTGTGACACACGGTCTAAATTTACTTGCAAATCATCTGGATGATCTGCTTCACCTAATACAGAGAATCCAGATTGAATTTTTTCTTGTATCACTTTAACAGCTTTACTAATTTCACTTACTGGATATACTCTTTGATTTTGATTACGCTTATCTCCTTGTACAAAGATACCTTGCATGAACAGGTTCTTACCGTCCTGAGAACTCTCAGTAACGATTTGAGCCTGATCATATGATAGATTTTCTTTTAATGTACTTGATTTAAGCATAATTATTCAGCCTTGCCTTTTTTCTCAGCGCCGTGACCTTTTGCTTCTGGACTTAATTTAGCACCATCACCTGGATGTGTTACACCCATGTCTTTTGGAGCATCAACTAAACCTTTTTTAGATCCTTCTGAACTTTTCTTTGACATATCAACTGCTTTACCGCCCATGTCGTTTTTACCTGCTACTGGCGATGCTTTACCATCGTCACCTGCTGGCATATCTTTTGGGTGCATTCCGTCTTTGCCTATTTTTTTAAGTTCAGCCGCTTCTTCTAGGTTTTCATCTTCTTCAGCATCATCTTTAGCTTCTTCAACTTTTTCTTCGTCAGCATCATCTGCTTTTGTTTCTAAAGTTGGTTCTGCTACAGCTTCTGTGTCTGTTGATTCCATTTCTGGCATCTCAGGCATTTCTTCAGCTGGTGCTTCTTCTTCTGAATCGCCCATAATTTTGGCAAATTCTGTTTTAAGATCAGCTAGTGCGTCTTCTACATTTACTAGCTTGTCTTTAATTTCTTCTTTATTTTCTTCGTGATCATCTGCTTCATCATCACCGTCGAAGTCTACATCGTCGCCGTCTTTTGGCTCTTCGTCTGATAATTCCATTTCAGCTTCTGGTTCTGACATTTCTTCATCGTCATCTTCTCTGACTTTGTCTTCACCATACATTTCTTCTGCTTCAATTTCGTCATCGTCTTCTTCGATGTCGTCAATAAAGTCGTCAGCTTTATCACCGCCAACAGTTTCATCAACTGATTCTTCTTCAGCTACTTCGTCTTCAATGATTTCATCTTGTTCGACTAAATCATTCCAGATCTCACGTGCTTTTTCTACGAATGCTTCATGGAGATGGTCAGCGGCTTTTGCCTCTTCACCATTTACAAGAGATTCTATTACTTTAATATAACGTTCGCGAGTACTCATAGCATTTTCTCCTTTATCGAGGTTATTACATACATATTTAAGACATCTTGACTTAAACCAATATATAATACGTAAAAAACCGCGGTTTTGGTACCACGATTTATTAAATCTGTCAAATTTGTAGTATTTGAGCCATTAACTAGATATATAATGGCTATTCTTTAGGGGCCGCACCGTATTGTAGCTGTACATCTTCTAACTTATCTTTGTGTTCAGCACGTGCTAATTCTCTTCTGTTTCTCATTTTATTAAGATGTCTGAGTGTTAACTTTGGTCTACGTGTATCGTCTAGTTCCCATTTGTTAGACTCATCATCTTGTGCGTTCTGAGCTAATTCATTAAACCTCATCACCGCCTCCAATTCCGTCATCATTTAAATCAGGTGTATCTACATCTGCTCCTCCAGCATCATCTGCTGGGTCTGCGTTTTCCGCATCTACGTCAGTTGGTTGGAAACTTTCAACATCACTGTTTCTAATGCCCAATCCTCCTAGATCGCCTGTTGCAGAACTTTCAGGTTGGTTACCTGCTTGGTTTTCTTCTTTCCACAATCTCTCATTCATAACTCTTTCTTCGTCAGTTAATCCTAGATATCTATCTAACAAGAATCTTCTTGATAGATATGGAACACCTTCAAGTTGTCCAAATAGCTGAGCTCTTTGTGCATCAATCTCAATAGTTCTGTATTGTGAGAAGCTCTGTGGTTCAATAAATTGTAAATCAAATAAACTAGCACTAACGTCTAGTCCTCTGTGTTTACAAAATAATTTAAATTCTCTATCTAAAGAGTTCTGTAAAGTTGCTTGTAATCTTTCACAATATTTTGCAAATCTAAATTCTTGAATCATTGCAGTACCAATTCGTCCGTCATTGAATGCCGCTATGCCATCTTCACTACCAGTTGGTAGGTAAGAAGTAGGAACACGTAGACCACGCATCAGTTTATTGTTAAAATATTTTAAGTCATCAATTTCACCTAAGTTTTCACCACCTGGTAAAACTTCAACTTTAGATCCTCTTCCCTCTGCTGTCTGTGCAAAGAAATAGTCTTCCATAATCGATAAAGGATTATACGCCGCGTCAACAACCTTAGTACCACCACCACTCATATTTGGAATACGTGTCTGGTGTACTTCGTTCTTAACTCTTTCAACAAAGCCCATTGCTTTGTGTGCTGGCATATTACCTACGTCAATATAGAACACACGTCTTTCAGGTGCTCTTTGTACACGATAGATAATAATACTATCTTCTAATAATTCTTTTTGTTTGTATACTTTAAATACTGCTTCTAATATACTGTTACCAAATGGCCAGTTATTGTTCATGCCATCACTTAAACTTACGTGAACCATATGCTTAGAATCTACTGCAAATTCTGAACTCATACTTGATGAGTTGTTTGCAGTTACGATACCTGCGTTCCCTTTACCTACTGTATAACCTGTTGTTGGATTGATAGTAGTTGAGTCTGTGTGCTTCTTAGTATCTGTAGCTACAAGCTCTTGTAAGTTAAGAGCAATATTTTTTACAATATATTGATCAATTTTTCTACCTTCACTTTCGTTAACGATAGACTTTGCAACATCACCTGATTGTACCCAAATGAGTTTGTAAGTTTCTGGATCTCTGATAAAAAATTGATCACCATATTTTATACACGATCTAAACATAGTAAACATTCTACGTTCAAAGTCGTTTATTCTAATCCATTGTTTTAATGTAGTCTCGATAGCATTTACTTCAGAATCAGTTGGTTCTGTTTTATAGTCAATTTTGAAAGGAAGTTTTGATTCTGGATCTGTCTGTGTGCTAAACTCTGCAATAGTATCTAGTGCCGCGTTAATTTCACTGTCTTGATCCATTTGATCGTACTGCGTGTAACGTTCAATACGATTTGGCTGACCACTGTATACCTCAGGTAGCCAACTCTGCCAACGATTTGTTTTTGTATTTCCTGTAGAGGTTCCACCACCTACATTATACCTTGTAAAATGCTTTTTCCAGCTCATAATATATTTCCTTTACAGTATTTATGCCTATTGGGAGAAGTATTTAAGTTTGTTCCGAAGTTCTTGGGCTTGTTTCTTCTCTCTAGCGTCTAGCTCTGCTTCTATTAGACTAATCTGCTCTTGGTATAGCTCTAAGTCTTTTTTCTTGGCTTCTGTCAAGTTTTTATTCAACATATTAACATGATCTTGCATCGATGTCAATTGATTATTTAGATTATTGGTTGTTCTGTTATATACTGCTGTTGTTGGTATTGGTGGCCTAACTATTGCATTGTCCCCTGAATTTTCGTTTTCTTTCTTTTTCTTTAGAAGCTGTTCGTTTAGATCATTTTTACTACTTGGTAATGGATTACTATCGGAACTTGTAGAACTACTTTCATTAACTTTTTTATCAGGTACTGAAGTTTCTCCATCTTCACTATATTCTGTTTGTGTCTCTCCATTAAAGAATCTAGTAGATTGTTCCTTTAACTTTCCTGTATTACCTTCAAACCAAGTTGATACTGCTTCAACACCAACACTCAATTTATTAATATCTAGTGTAATTGCTTGTTGGGCAGTTAAGAACATTTTGGCCGCATCGTTCATCGCTTCTACAGTAGAACCCGCCGCTTCTAATTTTTTCTTAGTTTTGTCATTAAGGTCTTTCATTTCTTTTTGACCTTTGCCAATTACTGCCGCAAAGTCTTTTTGTAACCTTAATACTGATCCTTGGAATCCTAAAACTTGTTGACCAGGGCCTTCCGCAGAATCCGTAAACATTCTTTTTGTATCAACTTTTTTTAATTCATTTATTAAGAAACTTTGTACGCCATCACCTGTTAGACTTCCTTCTCTAACTTTCTGGTTTATCATATCAACTAATCCTGGTGCTACTGTTTCCAATGTATTACGTGTGTCTTTATCCAAAGCTATTCTTAAATTGAAAGCTCCTATGTTGTCTGCGTATTGTAGTGTGGCACTATTCATTGCTTCTGCTATATTTTCAAATACTTGTTTACCTTGTCCTTCAGAGCCTGCCGCTATTACAGAAATTTGTTTTACAAAGTTTTCAATAGTGTCAGCATGACCATCTAATCCCATATCCCTTAATGTAGATGTTCCTGCCGCTAACCTCACATCACTCAATGCCGCTAGTTGTGCCGCTAGTGCTTCGTTTCTATTTAATTTTGTTAAACTTGCTAGGGCAGTAGATTCAACAACG